TTTTGTTCTTTTAAAGTGACTACCTACACTATAACTTGAACCAATGATTCCAACTTTACACATTTAAAAATCAAATAAGTTAGTAAAAGTTTCTGATGCATTTGCATCACTCAAATCCCATTTAAGAACACCTATTAAGTTTTGTAGTTTCTTATCAATAATTGTTGCTTCCATTTCTTCATCATCAAATGGGAGTTCTTGAAACCACTGAGGAATTCTAGTTTCATCAATAGGATATGCCACACTAGTCATCTTCATATTGTTAGGTCTTAGTTTACAAACAATAGTTTTCATACCATCAACAATCTCTAATGCATACTTGTCTTGATGTAATTCTCTTAACAAGTTCCAATTGATTGCCGCCGATACGTGACCAGGCAAATGCACTTTATCTTTTTTACCTTCTTCTTCGCCTTCTAGTTTGAATTCTCTACTTTGTGACTTAGCAAGTTTACTAAGTTTATTTCTATACATTGTAATATTATTAACACGTTTAGGAGTACCTTTCTCCCAACCAGGCTTTGCTCTGAATTCTTTCTTAAACTCTTTGACCATATCAATAACATCTTCTTGTGTACCATCTGTTAGAATTTTAACAAGAACATCACTTAAAAAGTTTTGCATATAGTCTGGAGTATCACTTCTTTTCAAGTCAAGACCCATTGCTTTAACCTTACCAGGTTTACCATCTACATCTTTTCTTACACCTTCATCATCATAGATTAACATTGCGTATCTTTTCTTTTTGATAAAGATTGCCATAGATGCCGCATTCTCTCGACCTGCTACAATAATCTCTCCTTGTTTACGAGGACAATTAAAGAAGTCTTTCATAAAGTCAGGGAAACTTGTGTTGACTTGATTTGCTACTTCGTCATACAGTTCTACTACTCTTTCTTTTGACCATTCAATTTCACCAGCATCAATCTCTTTTTTGTATACAGGATACATTGAATAATAGATACTATCTGTATCTCCATATATAACTGCAGGACCTTTATAATCATATGTTCCTTCAATTACTTCGTTTGTTTTAGAACCCATATGTCTTGTAATACAACGACCAGTTAGTGTTGTACTTTGACCAATACGTTTATCATAGAAACGACAACCAGGATTTAAAATCGCACCATATAGTGAATTCAAGTTAATCTTTTTAACAAGTTGTCTTTTATCCCAGAATGCGATTTGTTCTTTATCGCCTTCTTCAATCGCTTTCTTTTTGTTTGCTTGTAATACTTTTCTTTCAGCATACCAACGTTCTAACAAACTTGGAATGATACCTTGTACATCTTGTCTGAATACTGTACCATTGGCACTGATTGCCCAATCTAAATCTTTACTGAATACTAAATTATATAATTCAGCACCAGTCATATCTGCTTTTTCTCCAGTCTCTAGTAACAGATTAATCTTTTCAGTTTTATCTTTTTCATTCATCAATCTAAATTCTTCTGCACTAAACGTATCTTCCCAAGCCTGAGCCGCTCCGAAACCTTTACTTCCACCTCGTCTACCATTTGCAATTCTATCACCAATCAATTTATCTGTATGTGTTGGTTCTAGTTGTGCAACAATAGTTTCGGGACTCATATTTAATGCACGAATAACTGAAGGATAAAGTGAATTGATATCAATACCTGCTACCCATCTTTGTATACCTGTCTTTGGATTTGCAACAAAGGCACCTGCCGCCTTTTGCTTTTCTGCTTCTTCTAGTTCTTCATCTGTTGGTTCTGAATCTTCTTCTCCCCAATCTTTCGCTTTTCTATCTGGCACAACCATCTTTCTACGATGTGCCTCATTTATAATTGCTTGTTCTGTAACTGCAACTGCACCCATAGTTGTTTTGATATTAACTGTATTGTCGTGTGCAATCTCATTTGCTAAATCAATGAATTGTAATTTTTTATCTAAGTTGCCTAATAGTGCAACGTCTTGTCTGTTATATTCGATAAACTTATAAAAGTCTTTGTTGTATAAAGTATCTAATGTTCCTTCATACGCAATTTTCTTTTCACCTAATTCATATTCACCAATAGTATCTAGTGAGTATGAATGCATTTCGTGATATGTATACTTACGATATAGTTCAAGATAGTCAAGATGAATACGACCTGATAAGTCATATGTCACACTTTCTTTACCAAATCTAACTACACGCCTTTCGTGAGGAAGTAGATCCCATAAACAAAGTTTACGTGTATGAGACTTACTCATAATATTTGTAATACGTCTAACTGTATATGGAATATCGAAACCCTCTGAGTTCCAACCAGATAATACATCTGCATCATCAATCAATGCAATGAAATCGTTTAACATATCTACTTCACTAAGATAGATAAACGTATCATCAAATCTACTTGCTAGTTCTTCTGCCTCTTTAAGACCTTCACCTTCACGCATATGTTTTGGCGGGATAGCAAACGTAACAAGTTTATCTACCCATTGCAAATAAACTGTGATTGCAGTAATAGGCATAAAAGGATCCTCTGGAGGAGCAAAGCCTCTGTCTGCATCAAAGTCTACTTCGATATCAAAAAATGCACAATGAAGTTTCGGAGAGTCAACTCCGTTATAGTTTTCACTTAAACATCTTACTTCAGGTTTGATATCACTTTCGTAAAACTTTTTACCTGAGTTTATTCGTCTTTCTTTGTGAAGGTCTTTGAGTCTTTTACATTTGATTTGACGTACTTTATCACCGTGTATACTTGTATGCTCTCCTCTTGGATCCTTTATGTAAAAAGTTCTCCAAGCAGGAAAGTCATTGTATACACGTTTACCATTAATTCGTTCAACTACTTGAACGATATCTTTTTCTTTGTTATAAAATGCGTCAACATAACTCATTAAAGAGTTCTACCTACTGTATGTAATACCTGTTCTACGTCATCAAACTCTTGTTTTGATTCTTGTAGTTTTGATTTGTGTGCGATTGTTATTGCTTTATTTAGTACACTAGGTTTGATATCAAACTCATCTGCGATTGCTTTCACAGTATCACGTAAACCACCTTTAAGGTCGTCTACTTCTTGTAGTACGTTCATACCTTCGTCTACTAATTGCTTTAGTCTTGCTTTGTCCTCTGAACTTAGATTGTCTATTGACATATAAAATCACCTCCTTATATTAAAAAAGAGTGCCCTATTTCTAGAACACTCCTTAATAATACATTATGTGACTTTGAAAGTCAATACTTATTTTTGATTTAACTCGTTTATTTTTTGTGCTAAAGCATCAATCTTTTCTAAATCAGAGTCATTTAAGTCTGACATACGTTTTGGATCTGATTTAAGTTTGATTTTCTTACCGCCTACTTCAATAGTATCGCCTTTTTTCTTGCCTGCTTTAGCGGCCGCATCTAGAGCCTGATAGAAATCATTGTACTCTGACATAACAATTTTTGCTGACCTTGATACAATCTCATCTGCAACTTTGTCTGCGTTAAATACTTTCTTGGTACTCATTGGACCTCCTGCTTGACCTATTTGACCTTTAACAAAGTTAACTGCCTTCTTAGCAAGATTTAGTCCACCTTTGCCTTTCTGCATTGCTCCACCGATTTTATCACCAATGTTACTTGCAGTTCTGGCCATACCTACTGCTTTTCTTTTATCCATTCCTTTTGAAATAGCATATTCGGCTCCTAACTTTGCTACGTTACCAATCTTGCCTTCTTTCATAGCACCTAAGGCAAAGTCAGCAATCTTTAACATACCTGCTTTTGTCTTTAGCATATTATCAATTTTTTCTTTGTTAGCATCGTTAACTTTATCATAAACTTGTGATACCGCTGATGCAGTAAATAAGTCTACTTTCATTTGACCATCATCAAATTTAACAGGCATATTTTGTTTGTCTGCTACAATTTTCTTGATAGTATCCATTGCACCTTCTTCAATCGCTACTGATTCCTCAGTATGTAAATGTGCATCAACACCTGAAGTGCCTTTTAATTTTTTCATTTCAGCATACTTTTTAGCCGCCTCGTAAGAAGTTTTTGCTTTAACTTCTTCTTTGCCGTGCTTTGCGTGAACAACTGTATATGTATGTTCTTCTGCCTCTACTAGACCCATTTCTTTTGCAATCTTGTAACGTAACTTGTCTGCATCGCCTGGTTCCATATCAGCACTACCTCTACGTCTTGCTTCCATATCAATCTTACTTGCATTTTCTTTGCCAAGTTTTTCTATGTCGCTGAAACCCATTCTGCTTTCACGCATTTCACTTGATGTTTCCATACTTGCTACGCCATCTTTTTGCATACCTTGTTCTGTAAAGTCAACATTCATTTTAACCATTTTTGAAATTTCTTTTGCAAAACCTGAGTCTGTATAGATAGTCCAAGGACCGTCGTGAGTTACGTCTACTTTTCTGTAACCATCATCTTCATCGCCGTGTAAAAATCCACCTGGCTCAAAAGGGTTTTCAACTTCAATCTTTGATACTTTAACAGACTTTGGATTATTTC